TATGGCCACCACGTTCGCTCGGCTTACTCGAAGGAACACCACTCCGCGATTGACGCAGCTCTTTCTCGCAACACCAACCGCGTGATTAAGCTGCCACTGTTCACGGAACTTGGAAAGCGTACGAAATTCGCATCCGGGTCCATGAACTTGAGCGGCAAGTCGGACACCACCGATTGCAACTGCTGGTCTGGCGCGTTTACGCAATACGCCGCGGCACGCAACGGTGGCTTGACCCCAGCGGCAGCATTTGAGTCCATCGGAGTCATCTTCGGTGATGACGGACTCGCCAACGCGCAGTTTGACCTGAAAACCGCGGCCAGTGACTTAGGCATGATCATCAAAGTCGCTGAACCGACGGCCAAGGGCGAACCAGTCGTGATGCTGTCGCGTGTGTACGTGAATCCTGAACATACCCTCACATCGATCTGTGAGCCAACCCGCGCTCTCGCCCGAGTTCCCGTTGTCGTGAACAAGGACGTTGTCGCCGGACTGGCAAACAAGGTCGAGGGTTACCTGGTAACCGATGCCCACACCCCAGTAGTGGGGGAGTACTGCAGGGCCCTTAAGCGCATTTATGGGCTTACGAAATGCCTGCAGAAGGCGACCACCGACGAGATGCACAAGCTCGAAACATCTAGTCCCTACCCATATGATCCGAGTGATCGTGACATATGCGTGAAGGTGGTTGCCGACCGCATTTGTGCTGTAAATGCAAGTTGGGACGGCGTATTGGACACTGAAAGTCTGATCGCCGCGCTCAATACAGCCAAAAGCAAGAACGACCTTGCCTCCTGCCGTATCACGGAGGCAATGGCCGCCGACCCGTCCCTGATTGTCGTAGGGGATGCTGTCAGGCGCGAGTAATCGGACCTGTCGGGTTCGAGTGTCTTGGAGGGCGGGTGGGCCCTGCAAATTTCAGCACACATCACATACTGACGTTTTCTCACAACACACACACACCACAGGCATGCCAGCCCGTCGAACCGCCGCACGACCTAAGCGTAACACAGGCGTGCGCAACAGCATTCGCAAGCGTCGGCCGGCTGCTAGAGCGTCTCGAACAATTCGTACGAGACGTAATGGCA